AGGGTCTGGTTTTCAGGTGCCTTTACCTACCATCTTCCTTCCGGCTATCACAGCCGGTTGGAGCTGGAACGGCTAGGGGCACAAGCTGACGCCCTATTGGGCGTCAGTCTTACTCCAGAAGTTCTCTGGAACTTGACTCCGTGGAGTTGGGCCGTTGACTGGTTCACCAATGCGGGAGATGTCATTTCGAATCTCTCGGACTGGGCCACTGACGGTCTGGTGTTGCATCATGGGTACGTTATGGAGCATTGCGTCTCCACTCGCACCTATTATGCTATAGCCGGCAAGCCGGAGACCTCATCGGTCTTCGACGCGCCGATTGTAGGCACACCTGTCATTGCTTCCGTGGAAACGAAGCAACGAACGATGGCCACACCATTTGGGTTCGGAATTACTGCTGAGGCTTTAACTCCTCGGCAGCTTTCCATCATCGCTGCTCTCGGCCTTTCAAGGCGGAAGTAGCGGTGAGTGTGTTGTCAGTGTTGAATACGCCAACAGGGACCCCTCGCGGGGTCCTAGGAGTGATGCCTATGTCGTTCACCGACCCATTGTCCATTACCATCTCTGCGGCGACCTCGCCCCTGCCACGTATCGACGTGGATGGGAACAAGGCCGTCTACCAGAGTGGCGACGGACTCATCAGGGTGACGGCGGACCACGAGGAGTCGAAAGACTCCCGTACCCGTCGCCTCCTGAGGGTCGATCACTCTAAGCTGTCCGCGGATCCGTACAAGCCGACGCAGAACGTCAAGGTTTCGATGAGTCACTACATCGTCTTTGACGTCCCTGTCGCCGGCTACACGACCGCGGAGCAGCTGGCTGTGTACACGGGCTTCAAGTCCATGTACTCAGCCTCCACTGACGCGCTCATCACCAAGCTTCTCGGTGGCGAGTCGTAGCGGAGCGCCGTTCGGCGAGTCCGATCCACCTCCCGTAACACGGAGGGCAGGTCGAATGCGCCGTTCGGTGGCCCATCAGCTAGATGAAGACGGCGGATTGACGATTTTCCTCAAGGTAGACTATAAAGTCATCCTTTTGGTTGTCGTTGTCTTCGACGTTCTTCATTTCTCAATCAACGAGTTGTTCCGCAGCTTAACAAGCTAAGGAACAGCTCCATCTCATCCAGAAGGAGTAAGATAGCAGTGAACCACACCGTCGTAACGGGGAGTGGGGTGGACCCATCCGAGGTTGAGAAACTTCGGGTTATGGTCTACCTCCACTGCCCATCAGACGCCTCGCCAGAAGAGGCCAGCAAATGGCTGAGAAGCCAGATGCCACACCTCCCTCGCGAGGTTGTGGACGCCGCCGTCGAACTCCACCTGTGGGATTACATCCTTCAGGTCTGGAGAGATGGGTCGCTTCCGCAGGGAGAACTTCCCTGCGAGGCGTCCTGAGACTGGGCGTTTACACGAGCT